TAGAGGCGGCGGAGGCGGCGGTGAAAGACAATGGAATGGTTCTGGACAAGGTGGTTCAGGTCGTATTGTTGTAGTTTACCCAGGCACAGCACAGAAAGGTACAGGTGGTACTGAATCCATTATAGGTTCAACTAGAGCACACACATTCAATTCTTCAGGAACATGGACATCATAATATGGCACACTTTGCAGAATTAGACGCAACAAATAAAGTTTTAAGAATAGTAGTAGTAGATGATAGTCATGTATCTGCTAATATGGCAACTGATGGTGAAACTTGGTGTGCAAATAATATCGCTGATGATCCAACAATACCAGATGTTGGTGGTGTATATCCAGGTGTTGCATGGAAACAAACATCTTACAATAATAATTTTAGAAAAAGATTTGCTGCTGTTGATGGTTATTTCATTGACGATAGTGGTGAGGGATACTTTACAACTGCTAAACAATTTAGTGATTGGGTATTAAATACTGCTGATGGTGCATACTATCAACCTCTTGCTACACCAACAACATTGACATTTGCTGCTGACAGTAAAACATACAAATATACTATAGAATGGGACCAATCAAATACTAGATGGTTAGCTTATGAAGTTCACGGTGAAGTAGGCGCATATTATAGAAGTAGAGTAAATAACAATGATGTAAATGATTTAACGGAAGAAGCAATATCTAGTCCAACATCTGCTCAACTTGCTGCTAAAGTTTGGAATACAAGCTCATCTGCTTGGGAATAAATCTTAAAGATATTTTAACGCTGATTTAGGTATACCTACAAAAGGTCTTCCATCATATCTATTAGTTTCTGATTGAGGTGCAGAAGCGTCATTGTAATGCAAGAATACTTGACCACATGTTTCGCCATAGAATGCTTCACGCCAATGTTCTAACTCACAACCTTTATACATTAAACAATCTCCAGGTTCTAACATAACTTTAATACCCGGTTTACCTACATCACCAGATGGTTCTACAAAAATTGGCCACTCATCACCACCTAAATTCATAGTAGCAGAAACAGCACATGATGGTCTATCTTTATGTCTGTGTAAAATATCTCCGTGTTTATATAAACGAGTGTAAGTATATGTTTCAATTAATTTCATATCTATCGCTTCTTCTAACTTAGGTTTTACATGTTGTAATAATGTTGCCATTAACAAATCATCATAATTTGCCCATGTACCAGGTATCTGTGGGTCACCTAATACACCCCAATGGTCATTCCAAGGAGATATTTGCCTACTTTCAAACATCAATCTTGTAATTCTTCTTTTATTTAAAAGATACTTGTAAGCAATCTCAGCGATTTCAGGTGTGATAGTATTTTTTATTACTTGATAATTATTTTCTTTAAACATTATATCCTCAATCAATAAAGTAAGTTAAAGTCATTCTTGCATTGTTTATATTATCACCATAAAATCCTTCTGGACTATGTGGTGTACTAGAAGAATAACTTATAAATCTATTATACTTGTTTTCAATTATTGTTTTCTTTTCATTATTATATAGTATTGTTCCAGAATTAGGTTTAGGATTATCATGTAAATAAATTAAACCGGCAGTAGAATGGTCGTCTGTATGAATACAATTCTCATCTATTTGTAAATCACCTGTTTGATATGCAAACCACAGATATATTTTACCACTATTCATGTTTAGTGTTTCTAGTATTTGGCGTGATACATCCTCATATATACTATCTGGTACATCTGCTCTCATACCTCTAAAGTGTGAGGTGCCAGTATTACTTGTATAATCTTGTCCTAGTGCAATCTGACGAATGTAATCTACATCATCAAAAAAATTATTTTTTATGAGGTCTATATTTGTGTGCTTCATCTTGCCAATACCAAACTTTTTTGTTTTTGTTTTCAATCTCAACTTTAGGTAATCCATCTGGGTTTGGTTCTTTACCAAACTGTTCTTCTTGCAAATGATTCCACCAACCTGTTGCAATATATTTGTCTTGCGTTAGTGATGGTATACCATGGTGTGTATGTGTCCATGCTGAAGGCCAAATTAATGTTAAACCTTTTATAGGCGTTTTTCTAATTTTTTGATACCAAAATTCTGTATATCCTTCATCTGTTACTGTATTTAAAAAGGTCATAAAGACTAAATGTCTTCTAACATTAACTTCATGCCCAGAGTTTTCATAGTGCCATTGTGGATAACCTTGACCTGGTGCATAGTGTTGAATATTTAATTTTTCCCATATAACAAATTTTTCTTGTCCTTCATCTGCCCAACGATACATTTGACCATATTGGTCTAAACAACTTTGTAACATAGATACATATTTTTTTATTGTATCATTTTCATCAGCAGAGTAATCACTATCTGTACTTGCTTTTATGGATGGGTTGATTTTATTTTCACCTATTCTACCTGGTGTTTTTTTAGGATTATTTTTATGTAATTCTATTAGTTCATCACACATACCAGGATCAATTGCATATTCTCCTATAAATGTTGTCATACTATTTTAAACTCCTTCATATCTGTTATAATATAATTGCCTGCTACACTATATCTTTCTTCATTTGTTTTCAGTATCTTATGTGGTGTGTTAGATAGAAATATTAATAAACTACCTTGTTCAACTGGCATACTATGACTTGTCATGTTGAATATATTATATCCTTTGACTTGTGGTCTTAATCCGTCATTTGGCCACTTTTGAAACTGACAACTTTCTCCTTTATTTATATACAGTACAAAACTGTATGTTGCGTTATTGTGTATATGTACTTCACCTTCCGTGTTAGGTTCATATTTTGTTGACCAAGACCTAGTAAGTTTTATTGGCGTATCAAACATCATTACATTATCATTAAACGCTTGTACTTCTTTTTCTACTTGATGTTTTATATATGAAAATTTATCAAGTAATTGTTCATCAACAGATTGATAACCAAATTCTATTTTACGATATTCTGTTTTCTTAACCCAATCTATAAATTCTTCCGTTAAATGTATCTTTGTAAATCCTAAAGGTTTACTGAATAATGGTTGTATTTTCAATTCTTGCGAGTTCACTATCTAATATACCTTTCATTTCAACATTAAAAGATATGATTGTTTTTTCTTTATCTAATAACATTTTTGGTGCTCTATGTATTGTATGACTAGGAAACATAACAATATCTCCTTCTTTTGCTTTGATAGGAAACACACCTAATTCTCTATCATATAATTCTGTTTGTGGTGTACCTTCAGGAAGATTTACATAATAAACACCTGTAAAGTTTCTGCCATGTATATGCCAACCGTGTGTAGAATTTTCATTGTATGATTGAAACCATATCTCAAATAATTCATAATTTGCATAACCGGCAGATTGTATCATTTCTAATAAATGAGGTTTAAAGAAAGGTAGAAAAAATTTTACCCAAGGTCTTTCATAATTGTTAGCGATATCCCAATCTGTTTTTGAGATATTATCATTATAGTATTTGTCATTACTTTGTTTTGGTTCTGCCCAACCATTTTTGATATGTTGTTGTAATTGACTTTTAATTAAAATGTGTTTGTCTAAAGGTAGTTTAATAATCATTTGTAAGGGTATCCTAGATTCCATATTACTAAAGAGTGTCTTACACCCTTGGTAACTGGTGTAACTCTATGTTTAACAAAAGAAGGAAATATACAAATAGACCCTCTTTCTTTTATTTCATTTACTTGAAATACACCATTTGGTGTTTCAAACTCTAAATCACCACCCTCATATTCGCCAGGGTGTGATAATTGTAATGTACAGGATAACTTTCTTATCTTACCATGATAATTTACATTGTCATTAGTAAAAGGTTGTACATCTTGGTCAGCATGCCAATGATAGTATTGATTTAGTTTATAACGAGTAAATTGTGCAGGTTCTGAAAAGTCCCAATCAAAGTTCCATTTAGCATTTCTATTTGCTTCATCTACAAGTGGGTGTATCTCACTATAAACCCAAGGTTCTGATATCCAAGATACATTGCTGTCTCTATGTAGTTTGATTTCTTCTTGTTTTTCCTCTGCTTCCTTTGCAGATATTTGACCTGTAGTAGCAAAATCTTCTTGTAGACCTTGACCAAACTGTACAATTTCATCACATATTCTAGGTGGAAGCGCTGCTGTAAAATAATAATAATAGTTTTCCAATATCATATAGGTATATATAATGCATAAATAGTCATATGGCACAGAATAATCCAATTACCACAAGAGAGACTATGAAACAGTATTGCCTACGAGCATTAGGTAAACCTGTTATAGAAATCAATGTAGAAGACGACCAAGTAGAAGATAGAATTGATGAAGCGTTACAATACTTTGCTCAATACCATTATGATGGCGTTGAAAGAATGTATTTAAAACATGTTGTAACTGCCGCTGATATTACAAGAGCAAGGTCAGACGAAACATTGTCAACAGTTACAGATACAGCAGACAGTACGGTCACATCAGTTTGGACAGAAGGTAAGAATTATATACCTTTGCCATCTAGTGTTATGTCAGTAGTAAATGTATTTCCATTTACAGATAAAGCGGCATTAAACTTGTTTGATGTAAGATATCAATTAAGATTAAATGATTTGTACGATTTTTCATCTACAAGCATTATACACTATGATATGACATTAAGACATTTAGATTTATTAGACCATATCCTTGTAGGTGAAAGACCTGTAAGATATAATATGCATAAAAACAGATTGTATATTGATATGGATTGGGCAAATGATGTAGCAGCAGGTGATTATCTAGTTATAGAATGTCATAGAAAATTAAACCCTTCTACTTTTACAGATATTTTTGATGATATGTTTTTAAAGAAATATACTATTCAATTAATTAAAAGACAATGGGGTGCTAACTTAATCAAGTTTCAAGGCGTTGCAATGTTAGGTGGTGTCGCATTAAATGGCGAACAACTATATACACAGGCGCAAGAAGAAATAAATAAACTAGAAGAACAAATACAATTATCATACGAATTACCACCACAATATATGGTAGGATAAAATCATGCGAAATACTTACTTTTCACATGGCACACGCTCAGAGAAAACCTTATATGAGGATTTAATCATAGAGCAGTTAAAGATATATGGACATGAAGTTCATTATTTGCCAAGAAAAACTGTTACTGAGGATAAGATATTAGGTGAAACACCTGATAGTACATTTACAGAAAATTACATGATTGAAATGTATGTTGAAGATGTAAATGGTTTTGCAGGTCAAGGTGATTTAATTGGTAAGTTTGGTTTAGAAGTAAGAGACGAATTGACTTTCGTTGTTAGCAGGCGTAGTTTTGAAATGCTTGTTGACCAACCATCAAATACAATAGCAATTGATAGACCTGTTGAAGGTGATGTTATCTATATGCCAACTTTTAAAAAGTTTTGGCAAGTAGATTTTGTTGAAGATGAGGATCCAATGTATCAAATCAATGATTTACCTATCTTCAAATTAAAATGTTCTGTTTGGGAATACTCACACGAATTAGTGGATACAGGCATTACAGAAATTGATGAGAAACTAGAAAATGTATCCCAAGATTTATTACTAAATCAAATTACTTTAGAGGCGGGTACAACTTCAGCAGGTTCATTATTAGCAGAGGTTACAGATGGTAATGTTGAGGCATTACTTACAGAAACAGGTACAGGCGACTTCTACCTTGTTGATGAAACAGATAGCGACAATTTAATTCTGGAAGATGACCCTAATTATGTTGACTATATAATACAAGAAGACGCATTAACAGGCAACTTAGCAACGGACACAAGCGGTGCAAGCAATATAAGTTTTGATGATGAAGCGGGATTAAATGATACTGATACATCAAATGATATATTTGACTTTAGCGAAAAAAATCCATTTGGTGACCCAAGCGATATATAAAGGAATAAATTATGTTTAAAGACGCACAATACCATGAATTGATTAGAAAAACAATTGTGGCGTTTGGCACATTGTTTAACGATATGTACATATATCGAAAATCAAGCACAGGTAAAGTTACTCAAAAAATGAAAGTACCTTTAGCATATGGACCCAAACAAAAATTTTTAACAAGAATAGACCAGGACTCTGCTCGTTCAGCAGCTGACCCAGTTACAACGGCATTAACTTTACCAAGAATAGGTTTTGAATTAACAAGTTTAAGTTATGACCCGGCAAGAAAATTAAATAGAGTACAGAAATTTAAAAAAGTAAAAGGCGCAGATAGTAAGTCATTACAAAATTCTTACATGCCTGTTCCTTACAATGTAGGTTTTACTTTGTTTACTATGGCAAAAAATAGTGAAGACGCTTTACAAATCGTTGAGCAAATACTACCTATGTTTCAACCTGACTATACAGTAGCATTAAATGTTATGCCTAATCTAGGCATTGTCCGTGATGTTCCTATTGTATTAAATGATGTATCATACGAAGATAGTTATGATGGTGCATTTACTGAAAGACGAGTGTTAATGTACACTATGTCCTTTACAGCAAAAATGTATTTATATGGACCTGTAACAAGCACAGGTGTTATTAAACAAGTTCAGGTTGACCAATACACAGACACAAATACAACTACAGCAAAAAGAGAACAAAGATATGTTGTTAAACCAAACCCAACTACAGCAACCGCTGATGATGATTTTGGATTTACAGAAACAACTTCTTTTTTCCAAGACGCTGACGACTACGATCCGGATACTGGTACTGATAAACAATGATAGATTATGAAAAAAGTAGAAGACAAGTTAAACGAGATACTTGATATATCTGAAAAGGTAGAAAAGGTTGAAAGTAAACCAATCATACCCAGACCAAAAGAGGATGAAGATGTATCTGCTGATTACAAGTACAGTAGGGAAAACCTATATAATCTAGTAGAAAGAGGACAGGACGCCATTGATGGCGCCCTTAATCTTGCAAAAGAAACAGACCACCCACGAGCATATGAGGTTGCAGGCAATCTAATTAAAAATGTGGGTGATGTAACAGATAAACTTATACAACTACAAGAGAAAAAGAAAAAACTAAATGATGATACTGTGAAAGGTCCTAATAAGGTTGAAAATAACTTATTCGTAGGTTCTACGGCTGAGTTACAAAAACTTATAAAAAAGAAAGATGGGTAGTATAACTATTAATACTTGGATTAATGATACAAATTTATGGACAACGCCTTTATTTAATTGCAATGTACCAATTAAACCTGACTGGTTAAAGTATATCAAAGATAATACAGATAAGTTATGGGACGATACACAAAACCCTAACGGTTCATATACAACAAAAACTGATTTACATACACATAAAATATTTGAACCTTTAAATCAAATATTAAAACAAGTTAGTATTACTACCTTTGGTAAAAATGTAGAAAGTGTAAAAGTGGCAAACATGTGGGCAAATATACTGAAGCGTGGCGAATATCATTTATTACATACACACAATGAACACACCATGAGTGGTGCATATTACTTAAAAGTACCAGAAAATTCAGGTCAATTATATTTTAGAGACCCAAGACCAAATAGTAATTCTTGGACACAAAAATTTTTAGATAAAGGTAACATGAGGTTTTTTGATGTAAAAGAAGGCGACTTATATTTTTGGCCGTCTTTTTTAGACCATGGTACAACACCACACGGTTCTGACGAAGAAAGAATTACAATTAGTTTTGATTTAGATTATTCAGGACCTAACTATAAATTTGGAGATAACGGATACAATGGACAGTAAATCTTATCTAGGTAATCCTAACTTAAAAGCGGCAAATCAAAAGATACGCTTTACAAAAAAACAAGTTAGAGAGTTTTTACAATGTCAGGATAATCCCATATATTTTATTACAAACTATTTAAAGATAGTTACACTAGACCACGGTCTACAACCATTTAAGTTATATA